ATCGTAGGATCATTTACAATAACTCCGCAATATTTTAAAATATTTATTACAATGTTATTCTGCTCCGATATATCTAATTCAAAATTAACCGAACTAGAGGGGCTATATAAGTACTGGCCCAGCGCACCAAGCTGGAAACCCCAAATCGGCAATGAAGGTACAGTTAAGCAATTAACTAACAAAGAATCCGGAGTAGGAAAAACCCTTAAAGCTAGAGAGTTTGTAAAATTAGTTTTAAAACACAAAGGATATTGCCTAGTGGGCTTTGTGAGTTTAGATCTGGTGATTTTATTGTAATCACTTTTACTGGCTAATTGAGCTATAGAACTTTGGGTCGTTGTGTTTATTGAAGAAGGCGAGTTTGTAACTAGATCGCTGTTGTAATTTGATATTATATCTCCTATTAAATATATTGATTTAAAATTAGGATCATTATTAGGGTTTAAATATTGCCAATATAAAGAAACGCTACTATAAGTAAATGTCAATTCATTTTCAAAAGGGTATAATTTGTAATCAATGTTTTTAAATATATTAAAAAACTCTGTATCGTTTTGTGTGTTGTTTTGATTTTGACGATTAACTTGATTTCCGTCTGGAAAATAAGATTGAAATATTTCGTCTTGAACCTGAGCCGCTAAGCTATTAAATTCAGCCGGTGTTACATAGCCTCTCTGTTCTTTGTTTAGTAAGTACAAGACTGTTGTGTATACTGTATTTATATTTACCGCCATTTTTTGTTTTTATTATAATAAAAGGCCCGAGTAAACGAGCCTCATATTAGTATTACATGTTTTTATAGTTTTTTATCTATAGATTTATAGATTTCTACTCCTTCGTCTGTTTTTAAGAAAGCCGCAAACGCTGAGTAAGGGTTTTCATCAAAAGGAACGTTCATTAATTTTCGACCAGTTGACACCCATGTGAATGTTCGTTGATCTTGTGATAGACTTATAATGCCAACTTCTTGTGCTCTAATAGCAAAATTCCTTAGTTGTACATTTTCATCATTAGCTAAGTTAATAAACAATGCAGGATTGCTTCTAGCGAATAACATTAAGTCTCTTTTAAGTTCTTTAGAACTCATTTCATTTACTTTAGAACCTAGTTCAACTCTTAATATAGCCTCTGCTTGATCTATATCTATACTTCTAGCAGCATTCATTGCATCTACTTGAAGATCTAATATTTCTAATTGATCAACAGCCTCTTCTTTAGCGCTAAACTCTTCGTATAATTTACCTCTTAAAGGGTGATACAAAGAAAGTAGTTTTTGAAGGTTTTGTTGTTCTTTTTTTACAGTTAAAGTTCCTTTAAGAAATCTTATGTGCCCCATAGTAGCCTCTCCTTTTTGTTCATCTACTAGAGGTGAGTCTTGATTTGTAGCATATCTTATTTCTCTTTGTTTTCCAGTTTTTTCATCAAAGTATAGTAAAGCATGCTTTCTTGTATGCCTGCCTGGTATTGTTAATGTTAAAGGGTTTTTGTTACCTCTTAAATAATAAACTCTATCTTTGATCTCCCACTCTGGTTTTGTAGGTTTTACTGGAGCAGCTATTGTTGTTACTGCTTCTTCTTGAGGTGCAACCTCAACTTGCTTTGCTTTAGCTTGTTTAGCCATAATATAATAAAATTAAATAGTTTAAAAATGTGACAATAGCCTTAGTATATAAATAGTAAGGGGCTAATGTCATATAAAAACCCCCGCCCGAAGGCAGGGATTGTTATTAATGTTGAATCATTAGATTCCTTTGAAAAGTACAAAGTTGTTAGCAGCTTGAGTTACTAAACATCTTTCAGATAGGAAGTTTACTTCCATAGCATCAAGAGTTGAAGTAAATGCACCACCAGCAGAACCAGTTAACCAAGACTTCATACGTCTGTCATCAGCTTGTGAAGCTCTGTAACGTACGTGTAAGAATGGTCGACGGATATTAGTTCCTAAGATCTGATCGTAAACTGTAGAAGTTCCAGCTGGTACTAATACACCTTCAACTGAATTGATACCGTTGATTCCTCCACGAGTAGAAGCATCGTTTAAGTATTTCCAGTCAGTCTTATAGAAATCGTAAGATCCTCTACGGAATCCGCTAAATCCTAAATTCAAAGCCATTTCTTCTGAGTTTTCAAATAATCCAAAAGCAGTACCTCCAGCAAATCCACCAGAAATAGCAGCTAACATATCATCAAAATCAAGAGATGTTTGTCTCTGTAAGAATAACATGTTTTCTTCAATTGCTCCTTGAGTATCTAAATTCTTAAGAATAGCATCAAATTCGTCAAGTCCAGCAGCAGCAGTAAATCCTACTTCTACGTTTCCACGAGATTGGATAGCAGCAAATAAACCTTCAGATCCTGGAATAACAGCAGAACCAACCCCTGCACCAGGAGTGATTTGGCTATACTCACTTTCAATCATTGACATTTCTAAGTAATCTTCAAAACGTAAGCGAGTTTCAGATTCAGCTTTTAAATACCATAAGTATCCAGATGTTCCGTCTTCAGTTGCAACTTCTACCCATCCAATTTGTGCCATATCAGATCCAGATACTACGTATTGGCTTCTTAATATGATTGGTGAATTAGAAAATTGAGTAAGTTGTGGTTCAACAGAGATTCTAGGCTGAGTTCCAGCGGCTACTGTACCACCATTAACCATACTAGTTCCTTTTTCGTAAGAAGAACCATATACAAACACTTTAATGCTTCCAGAAGTTAAAGCAGCTCCACCTACTACGGCAGCTCCACCAAATCCAGCAACAGTAATTGTTCCAGCTACAGCAGCTGCTGTTTGCACACTAGCAGTTACAATACCTTTTTCTTCAGCACCTGTAGCGGTGTCTAAAAGAACAACAGTATCATTTACTGATATAACATTTTGTACACCAGGAAATCCAGCAGCTGGTGCCACTGTAAGTATTCCACCTGCAAAAGTACAATTGTCATAGGATATATGTAATCTATTTTGTTCAGACCAAATTACTTGATCAGATGTCATTGGCATTTCTGCGCCAACCATTCTTAAGAATCCAGATAACGTACGGTTTCCGTAACGCTCTACTTCTGATTCATAAATTTCTGGAAGATACTGTTGAGCAAAAGAGTTTGAATCGCCCGTGTTAGCACCGCCGTTAAATTGTAGATAGTTGCTATTTAATAGCTCCTGTCTAGAGGAAGGGATTAAGCTTCCAAATTGTGGAGTTAAAGCCATAATTTTTTAGTTTTTTTTAGTTAAATTTTCTTGTTTTTATTCGTAAGCTTTTAGAGTCAGCACCGCTTATTGCTTTAACCTTAAGTCCGTTTACAAACACATCTCCTTGAGTAGACCTAGCTTTGGTACTACTTAGGTTTTTAGAGTTGCTTACAACTTCCTTAACGGCATCCGCTTTTCCTTGCTCATAGAAATGAGCTGCGATCTTATCTACATTGTCAGCAGCATACATAGCTTTGTGATAACCTTTCGTATCTTTAACATTACCATCTGAGTCTAGGAACTTCCCGACAAGGTTGTTAATATTCGATTGGCTCTCTGCAACTTTATCACGATTCTGAATATTGTACTTATAGCTTTTTTCACCGACTTTAATATCGAAACCTTCGAAATTGTCGTTGAAAAGCTCTTTAGTACTTTCCTGGAATTGTGCATGTTGTTGCTCAGCTGTTTCTTGCTGCTTGTTATATCGGTTAAAAAAGTCTGTAGCTTTTTGTTGGTCTTGAGTAACGCCCGGTCTCAACTTGATCTCGTCGTAATATTTACTCTTCGTCTCTTCCAAATAGCTTTTGGCTTTTGCAACTTCTTCTTTAAACGCAATTCTTTTTTTGCGTGCATCTCTATCTTCGTCAATGTCGTCATCAATAATAAAGTCTTCTAAAAGCATATCAATGTCTTCACCTTCTAAATAAGGTTTTTCTTTTTTATAATACTCTTTAAGTAACGTAATTTCGTCAACTTGAGAGTAATCGGCATTAAGCCTAGTATAGTCCTCTATTGTCCCACCTGTATCTTCCATAAAAGAAACTAACTTTTCTATGTTCTCAGGTAAAGCTTTACCAAGAATTCTTTCGTCTTGTATGGCTTTTTCTACTTCAGCTTCAACTTTTTCAGTTTCTGTTACTTCTTTGATTGCAGAAAACCCTTCAGTAGTTTCGTTGGACTCTTGTACAGATTCTCCCACCTTTGCGCTATCTCCGGATGGTTCTTCCACAGATACTTCCTTTGTTTCTCCGATTTGAATGGCATCTTCTTCTTGTTTAGGTATTACTACTTTTGTAACTTCTGGTGGTAAATCAACCAAAGGTTCTTTAATATTAACTTTAATAGGCTCGTCGCTTACTGGTGTTAATTTTTTTGGAGTTTTCTTTTTAATTTTAAACTCACCTTCCTGCTTAACAGGTTCATTTGTTTTTTCTTCTGACATAATAAAATATAATTAAATAATTGTTTACTTTCTACATGAAAGCTTGCATACCCTGATCGGGTTGATTTTCAAAGTCTACAGGTAAACTATCGTTTTGCCTTTGACTTATAAGCTCACTTTGCTGTGAAGCTTCCATTTTGCTACGAGTGTCTTTACGATTCTCAATAGCATTTTCTTTTTGTTGCATGTTTTGAACCTCAAGCTGCTTAAGCTGCATATCAAACTGAAACCTAGTTTGCATTTCTTGAGCTTTTAGTTGAGCTGCAATTTCCATGCGCTGAATTTCCATTTGATTCTTAGATTGTTCAAATTGAACGTTTGCACCCATTATAGCTTCTTGTTTCTGTACCTCGGCCATAGCTGTTTTCTCTGCAGTGTCTGCTTGTGATTGTCCTTGAGCTGCTATATTAGCTTGTTGATTAGCTTGATCTTGCTTAGCTTTAGCTTTACGCTTTATCTTAAGCATTTGATTTGCTAGCTTAAGGTTTTTAATTTGCCTTAAGTCAATAGCATCTTCAAGATCAATTCCACCTTGTTGTAATGCAACTTGTATATTTGCCTCTAACTGAGCTTGCTCTTCTTCGTCTGGTTCTAATTCTAAGAATATACCAAAGTCATGAAGATTTAAGTTTATAATCTCATCTAAGGTTTTTATGTTATATGTAGATATAGAATTTTGTAGAGCACTTCTAGTTAGTGGAAATTCTAGTGCGTCAGCTATTTTAAGCGCAACGTTTTCAGCTAGTTTAAGAGTTATATAAAGACCAGACTGATTGATATGTCTAGTTGCTACATTGGATGCATTAGCAGCCATCTTTTGAAGCCCTACTAATGAGTTTTTATCCATAGCCGAACCATCTCTAGCTTCGTTAAGCCCGGTTACATCACGAATCATTTGTAAGTAATATTGATACGTTTGTATAAGCGCGTTTATTTTAGCTTGACCGCTTGAACTATTAAGTTCTTGAATAGGTACTTTAC